GTGGTTACTACCACTAACGCCCACGAGTGGGAAAAGCAACTTAACTGGTTGCAGAAGATGGTTATCACCCGTGTGGGTGCCACAGGCACATTAGTAATTGCAGGAACCCGAGTATCCTCGGTTGACCTGTACAAAGAAATTAGAAATCCAGATCACTGGTCTGGCGGTAAGTCTCCGTTTACCTATCTGGCTATGCCAGCCGTTCTTGAGTTTAAAGACAAGCGCGAAGAATGGTTGACATTATGGTCACGATCTGACCGTCCTTGGGATGGAGCAGAAGAGGGTCAAGAAGATGATGCGGAACTACTCGTTCAGGATGAAGAAGGTTACTACCCTAAGTGGGATGGTAAACGCTTATTTGCCCGTCGTAGCGAAGTTAATCCTGCTACCTGGGCACTTGTTTATCAACAGCAAGATGTTGAAGAGGATTCTATATTCCCCTTACCGCTTGTTAACTCGTCTATCAACCGCATGCGTAAACCTGGTGTTCTTAAAATGGGAGCACCTGGACATCCTCAAGAGGGACAATGGGTAACGATCTTAGGATTCGACCCAGCCATGTCAGGCAAGGCAGCGATGGTTGCTTATGCTGTAGAGCGCCACAGTGGTCAACGTCTAGTTCTAGATGTTTACAATATGGACCAGCCTACTCCACAGAAGATCCGAGCATTGATGGAAGAGTGGGTAATCAAATACAGACCCATAGAGTTACGTGTAGAGATCAACGCACACCAAAAGGCTTATGCTCTTGACGAGGATTTACGGGTTTGGATGACAAACCACGGCTGTCAAATGAAAGAACATTTTACAGGCAAAAATAAATGGGACACTAGTTTCGGTGTCGCTGGCATGTCGTCTCTATTCGGGACCATGCGAGAGGGCAAGCATCAGAATAACAATATGATTGGTTTGCCTGATGTAAACAATGAGCATATAAAGGCTCTTGTTAACCAACTGATTACTTGGAAGCCAGATACTAAGAATCCAACAGACTGTGTAATGGCTCTGTGGTTTTGTGAGATCCGCGCCAAAGAGTTAATCCTGCAAGGAACGAATCGTACGTCTCACATGAACAATCGATTCGCTACACGTAAAAACCAGATGCAACAATATGTTGTTGACCTAGACGAGGCTGCCTATGAGCAGCACATGATTTATCTTTAAGGTATATTAATGCTTAGTATTGACCAAATTGCGGACAAGGTTCTTGCCTTAAGTAACCGCTATGCCGGACGCGACCAGAGAATGCGCGACATAACTGCCGTTCGTCGTGGTAACATGGAGTCAGTATACCCAGAGATGTTCCCTGAAGGAATCTCTAAACCAATGATTGCCAACTTTGTTGACGTTGTTGCAAGAGACTTAGCAGAAGTGTTGGCTCCTTTGCCATCATTTAACTGCGCTACAAGTAATGCTACCAGTGATAATGCTCGTAAAGCAGCAGACAAACGTAGTATGATTGTAAACAATTACGTACAATATTCTGGGTTACAGACCCAGATGTATACAGGTGCAGACTGGATATTTACTTATGCATTCTTACCTATTGTAGTTGAGCCTGATTTTGAGGCTCGTATGCCACGTATCCGTGTAGAAAATCCAATGGGGGCTTACCCTGAATACGACCGCTACGGTAGATGTGTTTCATACTCCAAAGTATACATGAAATCTGTAAGAGAACTATGCATCGATTTCCCTGAATATGAGGGACGTATTGTCGGAGCATTAGGTCGTCGCAATACAGATATGAATAGTGAACTACAGTTAGTGCGCTACGAAGATAAAGATCAGATTGTTCTTTACCTTCCGCAACGTGATAATCTTGTGCTCCGTAAGTCGAAGAATCCAATTGGAAGACTTTCCGTTGTTGTTCCTAAACGTCCAGGTATTGACCTAGACGATCCACGTGGACAATTTGACGATGTGTTGTGGGTTCAAATCGCACGAGCACGTTTCTCTTTACTTGCTATGGAAGCAGCAGAGAAGTCAGTACAGGCTCCTATTGTTGTTCCTCAAGATATTAATGAATTTGCCTTTGGTCCAGATGCTATCATACGTACAAGCAATCCTGCTGGTGTACGTCGCGTAGGTCTTGAACTACCTACTGGTGCTTTTACTGAACAACAGATTCTTGAGAATGAAATGCGAATGGGTTCACGTTACCCTGAAGGTCGCTCCGGTCAGATGGATGCTAGTATTATTACTGGCTCTGGTGTACAGGCTCTTATGGGTGGCTTTGATAGCCAGATTAAGGCTATGCAAACAATCCTTGCTGAATCACTTGAACAAGTTGCTTCCATATGTTTTGAAATGGATGAGAAGTTATTCCCAGGTAAGAAGAAGCAACGCGGTACATTCAATGGGGCTCCTTACGAATTTGAATATGATTCAGAAAAAGACATTAAAGGCGACCATACTGTACAGGTACGCTATGGCTTAATGGCTGGATTAGATCCATCTCGCGCACTTATCTTTGCACTGCAGTCTTTACAGGCTAACCTAGTATCCCGTGATTTCATCATGCGAGAGTTACCATGGAGCATGAACGTTTCAGGTGAACAAGAACGCATTGATATAGAAAAGATGCGTGACTCACTATCAGCATCTCTTGCAGCACTATCAGGTGCTATTCCACAAATGGCTACGCAAGGACAAGATCCTTCCGATATCGTTGAGAAGATTGCTAAGGTAATTGATGCTCGACGTAAAGGTACTTCAATTGAAGAAGCAGTAATGCAAGTCTTTGAAAAGCCAGAACCTGAGGAACCAGCCGAAACTGAACAACCAGAAGAAGCAATGGGAATGCCTGAGTTGGGTATTCCACCACAGGAAGAAGTTCCACCACAGGAACAACCGACTCAGGCTCCTCAGGGGCAACAACCACCAATGGACATTAATGCTATCCTAGCACAAATGGGTGGTGGTATGTAATGCCACGTATGCAACAAAGTCCAAAGGTATCTGGTCCAGGTAAACTTTCAAAACGTACAGATCTTCCTGGAAATGGTACATATGGTAGTCGTAAAGAAATTAACGAAATCAAATCTGGTGCACCTATGCCAAGAAAGACTCCACCAGAAATGTACAGATTACCTTCTGCACAAAGTATTGTTCCTCTAACACAGGAAACTCAATACCCAGATCAGCCTATCACTGATGGATTATCTGTTGGTCCTGGCTACACACCAGCCCCTGCAGTTAATAATCGTTATGCTATGATTGCTAAGTACATGGATCAATTGGATACATTAGCAGCACAACCTGATGCACCAAGTGCATTCAAGGTATTTCTTAATTTTGTAAAGACTGAAGCAACGAAGGAATAATAGATGGATCTTGCAAAGAATATTGCAGCATTCACTAATATGTTTGGTGCCCAAAATGCGGACGTAGTATTTCCATTCGCAACTATTGAATGGGAAAGTGACGACGATCGTAATGATTTTTTAAACGAGTTACTAATGATCAATAAGGGTCAGAGGATTGGGGAAGATTAGTGTCGAACACTACACCACAACCAACTGACAAGAATTGGTTTGAACGTACCAAAGCAGATGCAATTGAACTTGGTAAAAAGGCACTTGGTGAAGTTTACGAAACCGAGGCTGGACAGAAAACAATTGACACTCTTGGTAAGGCAGCCGATAAATATGGCTACCTGTATCGTGAGAAGATTGCTCCACCTTTAACTGCTGCACTACTTGTTGCCAATAGTAACTACCGTGAGCAAAACAAGAACCTATCTCTAGGTGATCAGTTCGAGAAAGCAAAAGAAGACTCTAAACGTGCTTCTGGATCTTTCTATAGCAATCAACCAGGCAATGAATGGCGACGTTCTATTTCTCCTGGTCGTGCTATGGTTGCACTTGTTGGTGACTTAACTCCTGGTACTCAAGGTACTGATAAAGTAGACTGGGCAGATACTAATAGTGTTGAGAGTTACTTTACTTCTGGCTCCGCACAGTTCTGGTCTGGTCTAGTTGATGCTAGTGTTAGCACTATATTCG